AGTTGATCGACAGGCCAAAACTGCCTCCCTTGTAAGGGGGTAGTCGGCCAGCATTGCGTCGATCAAGCGGACTGAAACCCTATCGGAGGCCTCGCTCAGATCGAGCGTTGCTAGGCTCCCATCAAGAGAGCCCTTCTTCGCCAAGAGCTGATTAGGCTCTTGGTTCTCGAAGTCGATGAAGCGGCCGCCCAGGAAATCGGGCAGTCGCTCCTTGAACCAAAGCCACAGAGCTTGCTGTGCGTACTGCATGTGCACAGGCTCCATGGCGATGATTCTCGGGGTTTTCAGTGTCTTCGGAACGGAAACCACCCTTACGGGCGGTTCCTCCTCGGGTTCGAGAAACTGAACGGGCGTCTGGTGATAGCGCGCATTCGGGACAATGAAGTCCGTGAATGGTAGCACTCCATCCAAACGTTTAGTCCAGGTCCACGCCTTAAACTTCTGGTTTCCCAGAAGCCTATTGGCAGTCTGGCCTGGCCCGTGCTTGGGGACGATCTGGAGATCACGAATCGCAACCTCCAGGTCATTGAAGAAATCCCCGAACAGCAAGCGAGAGACACGAGAAAACTCCTGGTAATCAGCCAGGGTCCATTCGCGTTCTTTCACTTTCAGTTCCTTCTCACACGTCACATACGCCGCGAAAGCGGCAGCCTCCCTGTCAGCAGTGCAAGCCATCTCCAATTTGCCCATGAACTGGGTCAATTGGCGGACAGCCCACACCGCATCGATAGAAGGGTATGGACGCAGTACACCATCCTCAGGATTGAAGACCTGGCCAAGGAAACCCTGCAGAAACGCAGGGAGACCACGCTGGAACCGGAAACCCGGAACCATCGAGGGCCTCAGACAACCTTCTTCGAGAGCCTGTTCAAAGGCTTTCCCAAAAGAAGGAAGGGTTATTGTCAGGAATGACAAGCCCTCGTCTTCAGTCCGACGCGAGACGGTTTCAATGTCTCGTGAGGTGCTAGTGCGACACTGGTTGCCCATATCTTGGGCAACCTGACTCCAGAGCGCAACTTGGCTTTTCATCTGCTCCCTCTCATCGAAGGTGGCGGAGTCCAAGAGTCAAGTCACGCAGGATCCTCGGTGAGATAAACGGCTTTCGCCGTGGCGAGACGGTGGTGTGACTAACACCGCCATTCAACCCAACCAGTATCTGACCGGTTGAGTCTAGCCCCCTTTCGGGAATTTTGCCTCTTTCGAGGCACCTCTCTGAGCGATCAGTTCTCACCACCGATAAGCTTGGTGATGAGGACGCCAGAAGACGCATTCAGCTGGGCGATAAGCCCATCTACCACCTGCTTAGCTTCGGCCACCGTGTACCCTGTAACAGGGGTGTCGATGACCAGGTGCGCAGACATCGAGTACTTGATGTTCTGCGCGCTAATCAGAGGGTCTGGTGCGATCTTCGAGTGATCAACCTTGATGAGGTGGCGGTTCCGCTTACCATACTGGTGCGAAACCGTCTCCTTGACGAGTCCATCATTACTGGTGTACTCGCCGCTGTTCTGACCGCTTGAAGTACGCGGCAGAGAAACAGCAACAGAGTTGATCGTGATCGACTGCGGGTCCTGCAATGCCATGACTGGCTCCTGTTCATGATGTATTCAGTTGTTATTCAACTGTGGTGGACGGAGTGGCCTATTTACGTCGGGTGATACCCAACGCAGCAAGGATGGCCCATTGACCGGCATCGAAGCCGTCAAAGGTCACCCCAAAGCCAAAGGGTGTCGCTCGTCTCCGCTGCTTCACTTCAGTAGTGAAGGTAGCAGAGATGGGTACATTTGGAGCCCCAGCATTACGGGGCCCCCACTGATACCCTTCGAGCACGTAGCGATCAGTGATGCGGACATTCTGCATCACATAACCGTACGGCATGACAAGACCGTGACTAGCGAAATTTGAAACATTTCGCATAACATCACCTGTATTGGTGACCCAGTCAGCGGCCCAGCTCCAAGGAGCCAGATTCCAAATTACTTCGGGATCCAGCTTGACGCCATACACCTTTCGGGCGTATGTGGCAGCTTCCAGCATCTTCTGAACGCCAGGATCACTGGCAGACGGAAGTGCATAAGTGAAAGCACCAGAGAACCAAGTATTCTTTTGGATCTCGCGATACCGGGTGAGAGTCCCGGCCTTGGTGATCATGTTCGTATCAGACGTGCTCGGCCCAAACATAATAGGCCTTGCAGTCGTGGACACGATCACTGGAGGTTCGACCTCCAGTTCATGTGGAAACTCGTAGCGGCGGCGAACCAGCCGCCCAGCATCTCTCTGGTATTGTTTCCAGATCTGCTCAGCTTTCGCTGCAGCAGCTGCCCCTTCCTTGATGGAAGAGACAAGAGGTGCCCAGCCGAACTGATAGTTCAGATACTCTTCACCGTGGCTTTTGGCCTTGGTGGGAGTCCTGTCCTTCCAGTAAGAGGCCCCAACTAAGTTGGGAACTCCCTCTCGAATTAGCTCTGCAAGAGCTACCGAGAGTTCGGCTGCCGAGTTGATGGGGGCGACGCGAGCAATCGCCGTTGTCCCAAGAGCATCCAGCTCAGCATTATCTGCTGAGTAGGTGTCTTTAGGATACGGGTCATACCCAGGCCTAGAGACGGGATCGACGGCATAAACAGGGCCTGAATAAATCCTCTCTTGAAAGAGAGAAGCCCCGACCCGACGGTGAGTTGGCCTGTAAAGGCTGTCCCACGCGCGGTCGTCGTCGAACCGAT